CATCCAAACCAGTCTATCACGGTAATCAAGGTGGTATACATGGTAAATTAATAACGCCTATGTGGTGGACTGAAAATAAAAATGATGCTATCTATTATGCTACACAAGGTGGCGGTGATGGAATTGTGTATACAGCCACACTTAATTGTAAGAAACCATATATTGTCACCGCACAAGATGAAGCAAATACTTTGCTACAAGATTATAAAAATCTAATTGAACAAGGGTACGACAGTATCTATGATCCTGAAGCCGGCGATTGGATTCCTTTTCACGCTGAAAATATACACATTACCGATGAAGAATCATATGACGGAGATGAAGAATTGTATGAACTCTCTCCTGCCTTCGTTAATAAAACTATTCAACAAAAAGGTGCTGGTAAATGGGTTTCTCCTGGTGGAGGCAAAATAATTCCAAAAGGTGCGACTGGTTCTGTATGGCAACATTTAGATGATCCCGATAAAGTAGTTAAAGTAGTTGGTGGCGGCCGCAATGCAGCTAAAAAACACCATCTTGATTCCACAATTGCGTTTGTAGATTTCTTAGTTCATAATGGATACAAAAGCAAGCACTTGCCTATCGTTCATGGCATAGATGTAGGCAAAGATGTAGTTCAAGTAAGAATGGAAAGATTACACCCAATAAATTCAGATTTGGGATACCTGTTAGATGATATGTCTTATAGACCCATGAATCCAAGGATGACGAGAGAGTATGATAGATTAGTTAAAAGAGGCGCAATTGATCCAAATAAAAATAGTATTGAAAGTATTAAAAAATGTATAGAATTACTAAACGCCGGGCGTAGCGAATATAAAAATAAATATAAATTACCAAGCCTATCGTTAGATTTGCACGGTGGTAATTGGTTACAGCGCCCAGATGGTACAATTGTTGCTGCTGATCCATGGTATAGTGATGTAGTAGGTAAAGGTTGGAAATGAGAGCACAAGAATTTATTACTGAAGTTACAATCGACAATGTAAAAGGTGCCGGTGCTGTGCCCTATAACCAAGAGATAGATTATTTTGGTCTTAGAGTCAAGATGAAGCCCAGTATATTTTTAAAATTGGCTCTACCACTTGGTCAACCACACAGCGCAGAATTAGAAAAGTATATTGCAGATGGTGGTGCAATTGGTTCACCATTCTTAGAAATTAAAATTCCCCCTGAATGGGACGATGGCGACTTTAGTAAGTTCGCACAAGTAGCAAGTCATGAAGGTCGCAATCGTATAACTGCCGTTAAAAAGTTAGAAGGCGATGAACCAATAGAAGTTCATTTAATACCCAGAGGTGGTCTTCGTGCCCGCGATTTAACAGCAGAATTTGTAGAAAAAATGCAAGAAGGTATGTATGCTGAAAAAAGCACTCACTTAGTATCTGGACCATTGTTTGTATCTGGGTCAACATCAATTGATGAAGGCAAAGTAATTAACACTTATCTGTGGCATGGCTCAAGAAACAAGATCCCGTTATTAGAACCAAGACAATCAGTAGATACAGGTGGTGCTGAGGGGAGTAATCAAAATGCTATATATGCAACTAGTGATCCTAAAGTTGCGATAGCTATGGGATTAACTACTCCTGGTTCTGATACTGGTATGTTCCCAAATGATCCACAGATGGTGTTATTCAGTGGCGATATTAGAAAAGGTAAGTATGTATACTTACACAAAGTGCCATTTAATGGACCTGACGGAAAGCCTCAATTCGTTCAAGGTGGCAACAGTAGAGAATTTCACACCATTCCTGGTGTGAAAGAAATTAAACCCATTGAAATAAAAGAAGTTCCTGTAAATAAATATTTAGATTTGATTAGAAAAGCTACCAAAGAAGATTGGAAATTGCGTAAAAAATACATGCGTAAGCAAAGTGTAGCGGAGAATGATATTGATGAAATGGCACTGTCAACCTACAAAACATTTGGTGACTTTACCAAGCCTGGACCATTTCAAGGACCTGATAAAAAACTTGTACCACATCCCAAGAACATGGAAAAAGCTACAAAGTTCTTTGAAAAAACTCCATATGACTTTCGTTTATTCTTTAGTAACATACCAGGTACTGGTAAGTATAGCGAACATGGACCTATGACACCAGAAGAAATTAAAAAAGTATTTGGCCCCCAAGCTGACGCAATACTTCAAGATAGTGAAGATCAAATTACTGTAGTATTTGTTGGTAACAAAGGTGATAGAAAAGTAATGCTAACTCCATGGATGATGGCACATCGTTTTGGTCATGCTATACAAGCGGGTAATAGAGGTAATCGAGGTTGGAGTGCTTGGGGAGAAGCAGAGAAACATTTCTTTACTACCATTAACTCTACACTAGGAGAATACTACGGTAAGGTTGATAGAGGTCCAGGCTCATCATACATGGGAAGGCCCAAATCAGAGCAAATGAATAATAATTTAACTCCAGAATACAACGCACTATTTAATGCTATTGGTACACAGCGTAGTAGTCGCAGTGGTGAGATTAGACGCCCATATGAATTCTTATATGAATTGTTTGCTCAATATTTAGGTACAGGTAAAGTTACACTAAATCCATTACCAAGTAATTTAACATATGGTCGTAAGGTATGGGGAAATCCTTCTAAGTACATGAACATCAAACCTGAGTTCCGTGATGAAAGTGAACGCGCACATGCTAGTGAAATGCTAGCGGGAGATATGCAAATGATGTTTGACGATGTATTAAGTAGTAGTGTTGGTAAAATCTTTGTGATGTAAGCATGAAAAAACTATTAGTTATCGTATTACTTACCATTATCTCTACTGCTTCACATGCTTGGACACAAAGACCGCCTCTACCTGTAGCCAGTTGCAGTATACATACTCCATATGGACTGCCTGATAGTTCAACTCCAGTTAAATTTATATGCAGAGAGGGATACTTATCTCTTTATGATCCTGCTGCAAAGATACCCAAAGTAGTCACATATACACTACGACCAGAAAACGTATTAGGATGTGTAGTTCGTAGTAATGGATTTGATAGTGATGAAAGTATCACTAATAGTCCAACTCCGCAAGATTATGCTGGTACAGGATATGATAAGGGACATTTAGCTCCCGATGGTGATATGAGCTACAGTAAGCAAGTAGAATACGAATCATTTTTAATGACTAACATGACTCCTCAAGCCCCAAGCTTAAACCGTGGTATTTGGAAATTATTAGAAACAAGTGTAAGAAGTTGGGTATTAAACACCAATCAATCATTTACAATTTATTCAGGCAGTGTGTATAAGAAAAAAGATAAAAAAATAGGCAGTGGAGTTATAGTTCCCCGTGTATACTATAAAATAGTAATCAATAATCATACTGGCGAAGTTGCTGCTTGGGCCTTCCCACATGATGCACCGTACGGTAACTTAGGTACAAATTTAATTAAATTTAGAACATCTGTTGAAATAATTGAACGAGAAGCAGGTATTAAATTTGACTTACCAAGTAATGCTAATGAACTGTTACCAAGCTTAGAGTGGCAGACAGATTTTGGTTATTTGACTGAAGCTAAACGCAAGAAATGCGGTAATACTGCTAAAGAAGAATAAATACTTAATGCGTATTAGAGACTTAACTACAGAGGCAGAAAAAAACACACCTGCAGCCAGAGAAATATCTAAAGTGCTTACACAAGCTGGATATAAGAAATTGGGTTCAGGAGCTGATGCTACTGTTTGGGCAAAAGATGAGGGCAGTGTTTTTAAAATTTTAATGCCTGACGACGCTACATCAGCCGCTGCTGAAACTTTCAAATCATTTTATAATTTTTGCCAACAACATAAAGACATAGCTTGTCTACCTAGATTTATGGCCATTGGCGCAGATGGTCAACATCACAAGACTTTTAACATTGGTGATCGTGAATTTACACTAGTTTCAATGGAGCGATTGTATCCAATTAGAAAGAACACTTTTGCAGAGGGCATGGTTTGGTTTCTAAGCGATTATGCTATGACTAACAATCCATGGGATCAAGTTAAAGAGGAACTATCTGATCCTGTCATATGGGTAAGTAGCGAACATTTTAGTAGATATTCTAATCAGTTTGCTTCAAAAGTAAAGAGTATGAGTCCAGCCGAAGAAGAACAATATGAGACTCTTTATACAGTAATGCAGATTTTATATAAGACTGGTCAGATAAATAAGATAGGATGGGATTTACATACTGAAAATGTTATGCAGCGTAAAGATGGTACACTAGTTATCGTTGATCCATGGTTCGACTCGGAACAAGCAAGATAAAATGAGATATACAGAATTTATTATAGAGAGCCCCGCACTTGAGTTAGCTAAAAGGTTACCCTCATTGCGTAAGCATAACTATGATACCATAGACCAACTAACCCGCGCTGTTGCTAGCAAACATAATCTTAGCCATAAAGCACTAAATGATTTATTTGTAAGAACATATCATAGCACACCTGATCAATGGATTAATGGTAAGTTGGATGAAAATCAGGGTGATGAGTTAGATATTCAACAAGAAGTAGATAAATTCGCACAATGGGCAGGTAAGAAATTACATATAAAGTCAATGCCCGAGATTGAGTTAAGCATGGATACTGAAGAAGCTCAAACTAATCATCACACAGGCGGGCATGTAGAAGGCAGTGGTAGTATTTGGGTATATGCTAATAATAGAAATTTAGTAGATATGCTAAGAACAGTTTTTCACGAGTTAGTTCATGTTAGACAAGGCGAACTGGGTATGATTAAACCAGGCGATAGCTACCCAGGTAGTCCAATTGAGGTGATGGCGGACGCCTTGGCTGGAAAATATATTAAGATATATGGTGAGCAGAATCATCATATCTTCCAATAATTTGGTTACCTAAACAGTTGATACATATATAGAATTGTGTTATAATAGCTTATTATAAGCTATATCTTTTTACCCAAAATGTTAAAACTTCTATTCCCCTTGCCCAAACAAGTCACGGTAGCACTTAGTGGTGGTGTCGATAGTGTAGCCATTACAGACTTTCTAAGCAGAAAGCATGACGTTACATGTGCCTTTTATCACCATGGTACTGAAAATAGCGAGCGAGCCGTTGAATTTGTGGGTAAATTCTGTACCCAACGTGGCTTACCCTTAATCATTGGTATGCTCAACAAAGAAAAAGATCCAAAATTAAGCCGAGAAGAGTTTTGGAGAGATGAGCGTTACAACTTTTTATCAAGCTTATATAGGTTGGGACCCATTATCACAGGGCATCATTTAGATGATTGTGTAGAAACTTATCTACACTCAGCAATCACAGGCACTCCAAAAGTCATTCCCTCTACAAGAAACAATGTTGTTCGCCCATTCTTAACCACACGCAAAAGTGAATTTGTAGAGTGGTGCAATCGTAAAAATATCACTTGGTGTCAAGACTTAAGCAATGATGATACCAGTTACACCAGAAATTACATTAGAAAAGAACTAATGCCACACGCACTTAAGGTAAATCCCGGGCTACATACAATGGTAAAAAAGATTGTAGAACGTAAGCAAGCAGATGTTGACTTTGCAAAGTAATAAAGATATAATAACTATTTTAATAAAGGAAAATCATGACTAACAGAGTTTTTAGCGCAGAACAAAAATTGAAATTGGTTCAATTGGTAAATGAAGGCATGTCCGTGTTGCATGAGATTGATACGCTACAGGGTGGGCTAACTGATACTATCAAAGCTATTGCAGAGGAACTTGAAGTAAAGCCAGCCACACTCAAAAAAGCTATTCGCATTGCCCATAAGGCTAGCCTAACACAAACTAACAAAGACCACGAAGAACTAAACGATCTACTTGAAACTGTAGGCAAAACCCTTTAATGTATGTAGATGCGATTCACAGTAAAGATAACGACCGTATTTTTGTCGTAGAGCGCGACACTAACGGGAAGCGTCAATACAAAGAGTATCCTACTAACTATACTTTTTATTACAGCGATGCTAAGGGCAAGTATCGCAGTTTATATAATGACCCAGTTAGTAGATTCTCTACTAGGAAACGGCAAGAGTTTGAAAAAGAAAAGCGAATTCACTCAAATAAGAAATTATTTGAAAGTGATATTCCAGTAGTTTTTCGTTGTCTAAGTGAAAACTATCTTGGTGTCGATGCCCCAAAGCTACACACATGTTTCTTCGACATTGAGGTTGACTTTGATCCTGACAAAGGTTTCTCTCCCACTACAGACCCTTTTAATCCAGTAACCGCGATTAGTTGTTATTTGGATTGGCTTGACCAATGTGTTACACTAGTCATTTCTCCCAAACATATGACACCAGAAACTGCTTGGGAAATAGTTAGAGAGTTTCCTAATTGTTTTCTTTGCAATTCTGAAAAAGAAATGTTTGATACCTTCTTTCAATTGATTGAAGATGCTGATGTTATGACGGGCTGGAACTCAGAGGGATACGATATACCTTATATGGTAAATCGTGTTACTCGCGTAATGAGTAAAGATGATACTAGAAAATTTTGTCTGCTAGGACAATTTCCTAAACCCCGCACATATGAAAGGTTTGGCAAAGAAGAACAAACTTATGACTTGGTTGGTCGTATTCATATGGACTACTTACAGTTATACAAAAAGTATAACTATGAATCTAGACATAGCTATAAACTAGATGCTATTGGCGAGATGGAAGTTGGGGAGAATAAAACTCAATATGAAGGTACTCTTGATCAATTGTATAACAAAGACTTTAAAAAGTTTATTGAATACAATAGACAAGATACTATGTTGTTGGTTAAGATTCACAACAAACTTAAATTCTTAGAATTGGCAAATCAGCTAGCGCATGAAAACACAGTGCTGTTACCATCAGTAATGGGTTCAGTTGCGATGATTGAAATGGCAATCATGAATGAAGCCCACGAACGTGGTTTAGTAGTACCAGACAAAAAACGAAAGGACTCAAATGCAGACGATGAACAAAAAGCGGCAGGTGCCTATGTTGCTACGCCCAAAAGGGGCATACACGAATGGGTCGGGGCAGTTGACATCAACTCACTCTACCCGTCAGCTATCCGCGCTCTTAACATGGCCCCAGAAACGATTGTTGGGCAAGTTAGACAAACACTTACCGACCAGTACATGAAAGAAAAAGGCTTACGCCTTGCTATGGAAAAGAAGCGTTATCAAGATGGCGACGATGATGTTACCGGTGCTATCTTGTGGGAGGGACTGTTTGGTGCATTAGAGTATACAGCAATCATGAACCAAGAACGTGGCACTATACTTACACTTGACTATGAAGATGGTCGCAGTGTAGAAATGAGTGCAGCGGAGATTTGGAAACTTATCTTTGACAGTCACAAACCATGGATGCTAAGTGCAAATGGTACTATCTTTACTTATGAACGAGAAGGCATCATTCCAGGTCTACTCACCCGTTGGTATAGTGATAGAAAAACTATGCAGAAAAAGCTGAAAGAATCTACTACTCAAGAAGATCGTGAGTATTGGGATAAGCGACAACTAGTTCGTAAGATTTTGCTTAATAGTGCATATGGTGCTCTACTAAACGCACACTGTAGATTCTATGATAAGCGAATCGGACAAAGCGTTACGCTGTGTGGTAGGCAAATTGTTAAACACATGATGAGTCAAATAAACGAAATCGTTCAGGGCGAATATAATCATGAAGGCCCCGCAATCGTTTATGGTGACACAGATAGTTGTTATTTTACTGCACATCCTACACTCAAACCTCAGATAGCAGCAGGAGAAGTTGAGTGGAGTAAAGAACTTTGTATTGGATTGTATGATGGCATTGCTGATCAAACTAATGATTCATTCCCTTCATTCATGGAGCGTGCTTTTCACACCCCTAGAAAAAATGGGGAGATCATTAAAGCTGGTAGAGAACTGATTGGGGATCGTGCAATCTTTATCGTTAAAAAACGCTATGCTATCAATATCTTTGACAAAGAGGGTAAGCGTAAGGATAAAGATGGTAGTGCAGGGGATATCAAAGCTATGGGGCTTGACTTAAAACGAGCAGATACTCCCAAGTATGTTCAAGAGTTTTTAACGAATGTGCTTAGTATGGTAATCCAAGAAGGTAAAGGCCGTGAGGAAGTGATTGAAAAAGTAAAAGAATTCAAACGAATCTTATCTCAACAAGACGCTTGGACTAAAGGTTCACCTAAAGGGGTAAACAAACTAACTAGCTATGGTGAGTTAGAAGCGCAAAGTAAAACAGGTCGTGCTAATATGCCTGGGCATGTTCGTGCAGCATTAAATTACAATTATTTGCGTAGAATGAACAGTGACAACTATTCTATGAAAATTATTGATGGAATGAAGGTTGTTGTTTGTAAGCTTAAATCAAATCCATTAGGATTTACTTCAATTGCTTACCCAGTTGATGAACTTAGACTTCCACAGTGGTTCGTTGAATTACCTTTTGATGATGCTAAGATGGAAAAAACACTAGTAGATGAAAAGATTGAGAATTTATTAGGAGTGCTAGGCTGGGACATTGGGTATAGCACAGATACTAATAGTACATTCGATGATTTATTCAGCATTGGGTAAATTACTATTGCTTTTCGCAATAAACTCCACTATAATACAAGTTACAACTACCTAAATATATTAAACAAAGGACAACAAATGAAAGATTATTTACAAGACATTATTCAACATATGCATGGTCTAGGAAATGTAGACCTTATTAAAGTAAGTGGTACTGACGCAGAAACTCAAGTAGCTGCTGTAGCAGAAGATAAAAGCGTTATCGTAACAGGTAAGTTTAAAACTGCTATGCCCGAGTTTGAGGGTGTTTTTGGTATGCCCAATTTAGGTAAGCTAAAAACGATTCTTGGGTTCGATGACTATGATGAACACGCTAAAATCACAGTGATTAGAACTCAGCGAGATGGTGCGGAAATCCCATCAACTATTCACTTTGAAACTAAGGTGGGTGACTTCATTAACGATTATCGTTTAATGGCTAAAACTATCATTGAAGAAAAAGTAAAGAGTGTGGGCTTTAAAGGTGCTACTTGGAATGTAGAATTTGAACCTACAATCGCAGGCATTATGCGACTAAAAAAGCAAGCTACTGCTAACAGTGAAGAACAGAACTTTACTGTAAAAACAGACAAGGGCGATCTTAGGATTTTCTTTGGTGACCCATCAACTCACTCAGGTAACTTTGTATTTCAGCCAACTGTAACAGGTACACTTAGCCGTGCTTGGATGTGGCCAGTCAAGCAATTTATTTCTATCATGGATCTACCCGGTGATAAAGTAGTAAAATTTTCTGATCAGGGTGTAGCACAAATTACTGTTGATAGCGGTATCGCTGATTACACTTATCTACTTCCCGCACAGTCAAAATGATTAAAAACATATCAGGTGGTAAGGGTTTAGTTGTGTCAGGAGGCTCCTACACTACTGGGTCTTGGCCTTATATTAATATGTCTAACCATAGCGCAGGCGATGTTCGTTATAATTGTACTATTAGTACGCTAGAAGTATATGACGGTATGTCTTGGCTACCCATACAATCTGCTCATGCTCTTATTGAATTTGACCAAGATACTTACTCAGTGCTTAATTGGGCTAGAAAAAAACAAGCTGAAGAAGCCGAACGTAGCAGATTAGCAGAAACTAATCCTACAATGAAAACCTTAATCGCACAACTAAAAGAAAAAGAAGATCAA